CCAACTGTAGATTATTTCCCCGCAGATGAAAAAATATTATTCCTATTTGGTATCCGTAATGAGGAAAGCAGCCAGCGGTCAAATTATGATGACGTTACTAAAAATCCTATGTGGGGTGATCGAGATTGGATTGGTGTTCTTCCTATTCGTAAGTGGACTGAGTTAGACATTTGGCTTTATATACTTTCCGAAGGCATTGAGGTCAATCCAAAATATAAATATGGCTACACAAGAGTTGGTTGCGGTATTGCCTGTCCTTACTACACGAAATACACTTGGGTTCTTGATAAGTTTTGGTATCCATATCTTTATAATCGCTGGAGAGATATTCTAAAGCAAGACTTTATAGAGAAAAACAAGTGGCTCATTATGAACTGCACTATTGATGAGTATATCATTAAAGCATGGACTGGTGGAGTATATCGTAAAGAGCCAACAGATGAAGTTGTTCAAGAATACGCAAAGTATACTGGGTTAGATGAAGATGTGGCAAAGAAGTATTTTAACAGATATTGTGAAAATGGATGTTTGAATACCAGAGGCCAACCGCTCAAACTTAAAGATAAGAATACTCTTGCAATGAATATGAAAATATTTGGTAGAGATATTCAGAAGTTCAAATGCAAAAAATGCTTAATAAAAGAATTTGGTTGGAGCAAAGAACAATGGGATCAGCAAGTACAAAGTTTTAAAGAACAAGGTTGTAAATTATTTTGACGGAGGTTGTATGTTCGGCAAGAAACAGCGGCAGATTTTTGAATTACAAAATCGTGTTAGAGAGTTAGAAAATATTCTTTGTCCGTTTAATCAGCATGATTTTGTTGAAATAAATAGAGTATATGATGGCGGTGATCCGATTTATTCAGGAGAAGAATGGATTGTATCATGTGAATGCAAAAGGTGTCATAAAAAGATTGTTAAAACAGAAATTTAAGGAGTGATGTAATGAAAATTTATTATGCTCATCACGTTTGGAAGTATGGTACGCCGATTGAGGATTATGAACTTGAATGTATCGAAAAGAAATTCGATTCTGCCGAGATTATCAATCCTCGTACATCATTGCCACAAGATAGGCCGGAGTCGGTAATTTTGCAATCAGCATACGATACAATTAAGGGCTGTGATGCGCTGGTATTTTCAACGGTGTCTGGCATGATTGGGCATGGAGTTTTTAATGAGATTACTGTAGCTGTTAATCATGGTATTCCGATTTATCAGCTTGAAGGTAATGATTGCTATAAAATTGCTAATGCAGATTTAAAGGATATTATCTTTCGTGGTGATAATCGAGTTTACGCACTTGTTCATACCCCGCACGAATATCAGGAGAATACGGATTGGTGAACAATGGGACTAAAAGTATTATCAATCTGTGGCGGGTTAGAAACTGGTTTACTCGCTTTAAAGGAGTTAGGGATACCAGTTGATGAATACCATACATATGAAATTTATGCTCCAGCAATCGAGTTAAGCAAGCGGCATTTCCCGGAAGTACAGCATCATGGAGATGTAATAGGTGCAGACTTCTCGCAGTTCAAAGGTTTTGATCTGGTAATTGCGGGAACGTGTTGCCAGAGCCTATCAAAACTTCGGCAAGAGAATAAAGATGTTTGTTCTGGCCTTAAAGGTAAGTCTGGTATCTTCTTTGAGTATGCCAGAGCAGTTCAGGAAATAAAGCCCAAATGGTATATGCTTGAAAATGTTGTGCCTAAGAACAAGGCCGATCAAGATACCATTACGGCAACCTTGGGGGGGGCAGACCCTATACTTATCGACAGTGCTTTATTTTCAGCACAAGAGAGAAAACGTCTGTATTGGAGCAATATTCCTATTGCTGCCTTACCTGAATCTAATTCGCTTGTTCTTCATGATATTATGATAGATGATGCACCAGAAAAGGATTATTACAATAAACCATATATCTTTAATGGTAAAGACAAACGTGTGATTGCAACTATTCAAGATAATTGGTTAGACATAATGAAGCGTGTGTATAATCCAGATTTCAAATGTGCTACTTTAACTTGTGTTAGTGGCGGTCATCAAGAAAAGAAAGTTTGGGATCGAGGCCGTATCCGAAAACTTTCTCCTGTTGAATATGAGCGATTACAAACGCTGCCAGATGGATTTACTGAAGGATATTCTGACAATGTTCGTAGAACGCTTTGTGGTAACGGCTGGACGAAAGAGGTTATAAAGCATATTTTTAAAGGCTTATAACGATATATTCAATAACAAAGAAAGAAGGTAATGTATGGCAAAGGTTTTAGAGTTAGAAAGTGGTGTCGATCCTATTCCTACCGAAGCAGAGCAAGACAAGATGACAGATACAGAAAAGGTAATCCAAAGTTTGATGCGTAAGTCCTATACGCTGGGTGTCCAGTCTGGTATTCGTACTATGTGTGTTACTGTGCTATCACAGTTGAACCAGACAAAGAAAATGAATCCTCAGAAACAGTTGAATCTTTTGAAGCAGATGTGTATGAGGAATATTGAAAACCAGAATAAGGCTGCGCAAAACACAGAGAATCCTACAACTGAAACTACTACAAATAACTAAAAAGGAGAATGAAAATAATGTTTAGTCGTGATATTTTGACCGTCAAAGAGGCTCAGTTGAACGCCCTTGTCGCGGAATCGGGGGGGCAGTATCTTTAATTACAAGTACGATTGATCGTTTGGAGGCTATCAATAGCAAGATTACTGATACACGTCAGGAGATTGCTACTTATCAGTCTGAGTTGAATCGAATTGATGGTTCAATGGAGCAGCAGTTTGGTCATAACGCAAAGATCATTGGCAAATTTAAGAGTTTTCTGGAGGACTAATGAAAGAATGTTTTGAAAATGAAATTAGCTGGATTCATTCAAAAAGTATTCAGCAGTTTGCAAGGTACTGTGTAGATAATCTTCCCGATTATTTCTTTACGGTTCCTGCTTCATCCAGCGGCAAGTATCATCCGTCCTATGCTCTTGGTGATGGTGGCCTTGTACGCCATACTAAAGCAGCGGTGGCAGTTGCGCATGAATTGTTTAACCTTGAAATGTTCCAGAAGCAGTTTTCAGAGACAGAGCAGGATTTAATTCTGTTGAGTCTGATCCTGCATGATGGAAAGAAACAGGGTGGCGGCAATGACAAGCATACTGTATTTGAACATCCTTTGTATGCTGCTGACTTTGTAAAGGAATGTAATTTTGAATGTTCTAAGCTAACTGATGAGCAAGAGCAGATTGTACGTAATGCTATTTCTTCACATATGGGTCAATGGAATACAGCACGAAATTCCAGAACTGTATTACCTAAACCCGCAGATAAGATTCAAAAGTTTGTACATATGTGTGATTATCTTGCGTCACGTAAATTCTTAGAAGTCAATTTTGATGCAATAAGTTATTAAAAAGGAGAGATGTAGATGAGTTATCAGGCAAGATTTAATTTTGTTGGCACACCTGTTATTCCCAAGCAGAAGGCAGATACTAAGCGTCCTTTCTGCAAGGAGATGACTAAGAAGGATGATAAGGGCAAGAAGCGTGAAATGCTGTCTATGACGTTCGGTGTCAAGGAAAGCGATTCTAACATGGCTTTCGTGGAGGCTTTTGACAGTAAGCAGGACGTTATTAAGACAATGAATACCGATAACGAGAAGCTGGATGTTAATTGGGATGATCGCTTTGATGAAGATATTGTTTCTCAGGTTGCCAGTTATCGAAAGTATATTGTTGATCTTGGTGAGGATCATGGTGGGCGACAGGAATTTATTACCGTCTATGACATGATTAAGCACTTGCAGGAGCATCTTCCCAATTATGAGGGGCGTGTGGTTGTTACAGGCCAGTTTACCCGTGATTGGTATGCAAAGAAGAAGATGTATTTCAGTAAGTTCCGTATCCAGAATGTCTTTGCTGCCCCGGAAGAGCGCAAGAGTCGGTTGATGATTACTGCCGATCTGTTCTATAACAAGGATAGCTTTGACGATTCTGATTTTGATGAGAATAAGAAGATTACGCTGGATTGTTATATTGAGCAGTATATCAACAAGGATGAGGGACGCAAGTATGTTCCCATTCAGGTTGTGTTCTCTGGTGCAAAGTATGACATGGAGAATGAGCGTCATAAGAAGCTGCTTAACTATAAGCTGAAGTATATCAAGGTTAAGGGCAAGGCTATGGTTCATATTCCGTGGGAAATGGTTCTGCTGCGTGGTGCTGAAGAGGCAGACTTTGATGAGTCTATGTTGACCGATGCACAGAAGGAACAGATTGAACTTGGCATTAAGACACTGGATGATTTCAAGCCCAAGGGCAATATCTATGGAGATCGTATTGACGAGTTCCGTTTGTTTGATCCGAAGCTGGAGGGTGATTTCGCTGACGGCTTGCTTGAGGCCGAGGACAAGAGCGATGAGTTTGAGGAAAGAATTTATCAGCCGCCGCAGGATGAAACACTGGACGAGGCCAAAAACAGTTCAAAGAATGGAAAGAAGTCTAATAAGGACGATGAGCCGCCGTTCGATGAGGACGAAAAGAAGGATGACGGCGTTGATGAAGATGACTTGTTTTAATTGAAAGGAGTGATGTGTAATGGCAAGAAAGTTTGGTAAGAAGCGTGAGATTTGCATTGATCCTCTGGCATATAACATTGGTCTGATTGGCGAAAGCGGTATCGGCAAGTCCACTGTTATCAAGGAAGTTTGTGAGAAGCTGGCTGGCGATGAGGGCTATATTGCTCTCGACATTGGCAAGGAAGATGGTCATGATGCTATCAATGGTATTGTGTCTGAAAAGATTCCTGATTGGTCTGCGTTTAAGGAGTTCTGTGATGATGTAATCGAAAACAAGCTGACTGATTATAAGGAACTGCGTGTTATTGTTCTTGATACATTTGATCAGTTGCTTGAGATTGCAGAGCCAGAGGTTATTCGGATGCACAATCGGGCAAATCCTGATAAGCCTAAGATTAGTTCTATTAAGGCTGCATTTGGCTGGTTCATGGCTGGTGAAGATAAGGCCATTCAGATTGTTCTTGATAAGCTGTGGGAACTGAAAAGTGTCGGCGTTTCCTTTATTGCTATTGGACATACAAAGAAGAAGGATGTAGATGATCCTATTACTGGCGAGTCTTATTCCATTCTGACTACCAATATGAGTCAGCGGTATTTCAATGCGCTCAAGACTAAGCTACATTTCCTTGGAGTTGCGTACATTGATCGTGAGATTGTTAAGCAGAAAACAGGCAAGAAGAATGTGGTTACGGGCAAATTCATGAGCGATTCCCGCCGTATTTCCTTCCGTGATGATAACTATAGTGTCGATTCTAAGTCTCGTTTTGCTGACATTGTGGATCAGATTCCTCTTGATTCTGATGCTCTTATTAAGGCTTTGACGGATGCTATTCTTGCCGAGCATAGCAAGGGTGACAAGACCGTTGAACAGTCTAAGAAGGAACTGGAGGCCGCTCGTAAGGCAAAGGAGGCCGAGGTTGCTGAAAAGCTGGAGCAGGATGCAAAGAACAAGATTGACGAGTAACGCAATGCAGAACTTATGAGTGTGATCCAGAATAAGTTCTCTGATGCTGCCGCTGCCACTAAGAAAAAGGTAAAGGCAATTATGGCTGAGAATAACATTCCGAATTTCAAGAATTCTGATGATATTCCTACTGCCATTCTGGAGAGCATTGTTGAGGTTCTGAATCAGGCAGAGTAATAGGAGGTACTTATGGCGAGGCCATGCAAATGTGCTATCACAGGTGAAAAAGGAACTACTGATACATTTGTAAAGATCAATGGAAAGTATTATAAAAGCCAAGAAATTTATGATGCTGACCAAAAGAGCAAGGCCAAGCGCAAAGAACTGATTGACTATGTTTGTCGGGAGTTTTTAAGGTATGGAAATAGGCAACCATTTCCTACCTCCCTCCCCAAAAAGTTAAATGAACTATCATTTTATGATGATGATGTGATTTTAGAAACTTTCAAACGATGTGCCTCTGATATTCATTATCAGATAGAACATAAGCAGTTCTCCGCTGAATACAACAAAATAGCATATATGTTTGCGATTATCAAAAGTTCTATTGCAGATGTAAATGCAGAGTTCCAACGCAAAAAGAAACAAGAGAATATAACAAAATCAACTGAAATTGAATGTGGCGATTTATCCAGCATTGGGACAAAAACCCGTGGAAAGGATATTAGTAGCTTTCTCAACGATGATGAGTTTTAAGGAGGGTGATTGGCATAGATTTAAAAAAGTATCCTGAAGAACTGATTAAAGGTCGAGATAGCGCAGAAGCTACATTCGTTTTCTGTTTATGGAAACAACCTGATTTGTATGACGATTTTCAGCGTGTTAATGCAAATGAAGATCAGACATTGAAAACAGATGATGGTGTTTTCTACTTTTCGCTTGGTCGCCAGATGTTTAATCAAGGCTTTAAGTCTTTTGATAATGTTACTATTTATACTTTTCTGGAGGGCAAACCGACAGTCAAAAAGCATTTTGATGAACTTGGTGGCTATGCAACAGTAAGTGAACTTTGTTCCTTGGTAAATCCAGAAAATGTTGATGCTTATTATGACAAGGTTGCAAAGATGAATACTTTGATGACTTTGTATGATAAGGGGTTTCCTGTATTAGACAATATTGATCGGTTCTCCAAAATGACAAATCAAGAGGTGTATGATTATTTTGATTACATTTTAAATAGTGTAAGCATTAAAAACACACACGATATTGAAATTGAAACATTGGAGATTGATGAGAAATTTCTTACTGAATGTAATGACGGATCAGCGCAGGGCATTAGTTATGGTGCGCATTGTCCTATCTTAAATTACTTAACGCTTGGTACTCCGCTTGGCGATATGTATATGTTTGCTGGTCATAGTGGTGTTGGTAAGACTTCATTTGTATTTGAAAATATGATTCTTCCAATGACTGAGGATGGTACAAAATGCGCTGTAATCAGTAATGAACAACGTTCAAAGGATTTTAAGCAACTCCTACTTGTACATATACTTACTGCTGAATTAGATTATTGGGGGCTGACCCGAAAGAAGCTGAAGATGGGAAAGTTCACTAAGGAACGATGGGAAATGCTTCGCAAAGCTAAAGCAATTTCTAAAGAAAAGTATTCTAATATTCAGTTTGTTAAATTGTTTGATAATGATATGAACAAGGTTAAGCGCATTATTAAGAAGCTGGCGAAACTTGGTTATCAAGTGGTTATGTTTGATACTATGAAATCTGAAGATGAAATTGATGAATCCATGTGGCAGCAGCTTTTGATTCATAGTCGTAAACTGTTTCAGATTACCAGCCGTGAAAATATTTCATTGATCTGTACATATCAGCTTGCCTTACATACTTTAAATAAACGATATTTGGATGCCAGTTGTCTTTCTAACGCCAAGCAAATTAAGGAAGTCTTTTCTGAAATGGTTTATGCAAGGCCATTGTGGGATGATGAATTTCCGGGAGCAAAATTTGATGTAAAACCATATCAACTGAAAAAGGATGAGAGCGGTAAATATACCAACGTGCGCAAGCTAATTCCATTAGACCCGGAAAAGAAATATATTGTGGCATTTCTTGATAAGACCAGAAACGATGATGATAAAATTCAAGTTCTTTATGAATTTAATGGTCGTTTCAATCGTTGGAAGGAAATTGGATATTGTTCGGTGTTTAATGAACATAAATAAGGAGGATTAATGACATATCGTGAGTCTTTAGAAAAAGAGAAAATTACACTAAATGGAAATGACTATGTACCTCTGGAGAAGGTAAAAGAAATTCTGGATGAAATAGAGAATGAGTTGGGCGTTATTCCAAATTTGTTAAAATTATTGTATTAGAAAGAAGGATGTAAAATGAAGAATTTTAAGCCTATTTTGATTGGTATTGCCGTTGTTGTGGCTGCAATTTTGCTGTTTGTTTTTGCGTTTCAAGGGGTTCAGAATAAAGCTATTTCGCTTGAGGAACAGATTAATACGGCACAGTCAGAGATTAAGGTGCAAGAGAAGCGCAGGGCTGATTTGATTCCCAATCTGGTTGATTGTGTTAAGGCATACGATGAGCATGAGTATCAGACACTTATGGAT